TGGCGGTGGCGGCGATAGAGATTGGCAGGTCAATCGGCACAATGTTGGGTTCGCTGGTGTTACCAGTACCAACCTGATACCCGCCTGAACCGTTAGCGATAGGCATGTCGAAAATTCCTTTCGGTTAGAGGATCAGCCCCAAAGCCGTGTGGCCATCTGAGGACGGATAACAGAGTAGCCGTACAGCACATCAATACGACACGGCAGGCGGTCGTTGTTAATGTCGTACTGGCGCACAACGCGCATGGAGATGCCGTTATGCACTTGGCGCGAAGCCATATCCACACCCTGCGGCAGCAACAGGTCCGCCGTGGCAAACGCAATGGCGTCCTTATGGTACACCAAGTTTTGCGGGAACGTGGAGGACGCCGCGCCCAGGAACGTAATAGTCGCGCCGGACTGCGGGAAGCTGTCCACCGTGGCCAGTGCGTTGACGGGGGTGTACATGGCAGGGCTGATAGACACGTTCGTGTACGCGCCGCCGGCGGCCGTGTTGGCGGCCAGCACCACAAACTGCTGAAGCGAGCCGGTGGACTGGCGGGTTTGCGGGTTGACCGAGAACACGTTAGCCACCGTGAACACGTCGCCAGCGGCCAGCGTTTGGGTGCCAGTGCCGGTGATGTTGATGGTGGACTGACCCTGCGTGGCAACCGTCGTAGTGACCGTGTGCGCACCAGTGCGGGTGCCGGTCGTGAACTGCTGAATGGACTGCGACATGTTGATTTCATTGTAACCAAGCACGTCTTCGCCCATCATGCCGTTTTTGAACTGCCGCGCAATGGTGGGGCCGGGGTTGAAAAGACCTTTCATCCCTTCTACCAAGCCCGCGTTAGCCGCCGGATTGACCGTGGCGTAGCGGTTCGGCATCATCGTGGCGTATTCGTTCAGCTTTTGCTGCGCTTGCAACAACACAAGCGACGTGGCAGGCGTAGTGCCTGGCGAACCCACCGAATTGAAGATGCGGGAATAGGTGGTAGCCACATCTGCATCAACAGACGCCGCAAGCTGCGAAATACGCGGCCTGAGAACGCGGTCGGCAAAATCGTCAAGCTGCAACGTCAATTCGGCAGAGGTGAAATTGACGCCGATGTGTTTTTGCCGGTCAACAGTGAGCGTCGTAAACTGCTCGTTGTCGTCTTGCACTTGCAGCGCGGCGCCGTCCGTGACCAGCGCGCGGTCAGGCAGGCGGATACGCAGCGTCGAGCCAATCTTGGCGCCTTCGGCGGCAAAACTGTCATCGTACTGACGGTTGATGTTGCGCGTGATAACCAGGTTGTTCTCAAGAATTTCGAGAGCCTTCCGGGTAATCATGTCAATAGTAAGAAGCGAATTAGGCATGGCCTATATCCTATGAATAGCGGTTGCGGGTGTCTTCCGCCCGCTTAGCCTGCCGCGCTCGCTCAGCCGCAATCCATTCCGACGTACTCATTGACTTGATAGACCGTGGGTCAGTGGTATCGTAGGTTGGCGCCGACGTAGAACGAGCGGTGACAGGAGCAATAGGGGCGGGAGCCGAGGTTGTTTTGCGCGCCGGTGGATCGGCAGCCAAGCGGGCTTCGATCTTTCCGATTTCACGGGCTTGCAACAGCGGGCTTAGCCGGGAAATTCGCTCAGCTTCTTTTGGGTTAGACCCAAGATGATAAATCAAGTCGGGGCCAATGTCGGAAGACTGAATGGTTTGCGCCATCACGTCCGTGACAGGAAGCGTCGGGTTATACGCGACTTGTTCAAAGTCAACGTACTTGCCTTTGGCTTCTTCCTCGCGGTCGCGGTAGGTGTCCATCATAGCCGTATGGGCGGCTTCGGCCTCTCGCTGCGCGATTAAGGCTGCGGCTTTCCGTTCGGCTATGGCTTCGGCGTAAGCAGGGGCGTTGTCAAAGTCGGCAGGGTCCAACGGCGCCGCCGGCATAGCCGGGGGTGCAGCGGACCTTACCCTTTGGTCGCGCTCCCATTTGCGTTGCTCGCGCGCCAGGCGCTTGCTTACGATAGCGTCCAATTCCTCCTGGGTGAAGGTTTTTGGCGCCTCCGTAGGCGGGGCTTCCGGCGAAGAAACATCGGGGGCAGGCGCCGCCGTGGCGGCCTGTTCCGGCGCGGGGGTTTCCGCTATCTCTTGTACTGCGTCAGACATTATAGTTCCTCACGAACCCTGGTGAACCGCGCCAGTACGGTTGCCTCCGGCGGCGATCCGCCGGCGGAAAAGGTTACGCCTGCATTTGGGACGCCATGCTTTGAAAAGCGGCGACCTTGGCGTTGAAAGCGTTGCGTTCCGCCTCTAGCTTAGCGGCAGCGTCGGTCAAAGATTGCTCTTTGACGGCCGCCTGGGCTTCTCGCAGTAGCACCGCGCGTTCGCGGCTAGACAACGCGGTCCCACGCGCTAAAAGTGCTTGGTCGGCTGCGGCGGCTGCGCGGGCGGACGCCGCGTCGCGTTCGTCCAGCGCGGCGGCTTTAGCTTTCGCTTTCCCTTCCGCAGCTTTGGCGTCCGCAAGAATGTCGGCCGCTTGGCTTTTGGCGGTCGCCAATTCCATCCCCGCGGCTTCGCGGTCCTTTTGCGCTTCCTCAACAGCGGTCAAAGCGCCTTGCCGCTTACGCAATTCGTCCCGCAATTCAGTCAACCGCGCCAATTCCAACGGTAATTGCTTGGTGTAGTAATCCACCGGATCAAAAGCGGCGGTTTCGTTGAGTATGCCAGGCATGTGACCCCCCTTACGCGTAATAGCTGACGTTGATGATAGCGCCAGCGGATTGCTGGATGAAACGAATTTTTGTCAGGTCGCCGTCATACTGCAAGGTCACGCCGGACGCCAAAGGCATCCCTACTGTGGAGGTTGGGGCGACACCATCATCGCGCCAGCGAACCCCTGCGGTTTCGGGGGTGATAATGGCAATCGTAGGTTTGACAGAAAGGCCGTTCGCGTCCGTTACAGGCACCGTAAGCGCGGTGGATGCGCTTAGTGAAGTGATCTGTTGGTAGCCGAGGCAAGAAGTGATTGCCTTTATGTTCATGGCCATCGTCAAAATCTCCTGTGTTCCGTAAAAGAACGCAATTTAATCAGATAAATGTCTGTTGCCGGCGGCGGAGGCGGGGTGCCGATAAACGCCGAAACAGCCAAAATATCCGGCCCTGACTCTGTTGCCGCAAGCGAGGCCGAGACTTTATAGCCGATAAAAGCGTCGGCAGCAAGAATATCTGGCCCGTTCTCGGTTGCAGTTAAACTTGCAACAACCCCCGCGACGGCCGGCGACTGTAAAAGCGTTAGCAGCATTTTACGCCGCTTGCAGCCTCGCCAGCACGGCTTCAGCCTCGGCAATCTTCAACGTCAGGCTCGCCACCATAGGTACATCGCCAGCGCTTTCGGCGCTTGCCATCTGCCCGCGCAGCGTTGCGAGGCGGTTTTCTTGCAGCCGGATATGCTCAGACAAATCGCTCATTCAAACCCCCTCACGCGAAAAATAAATCGCCAACAACATCACCAACCCCCACCGCCGTACTGTCAGCATCCGCCGATCCGGTTACGATGGTCAGGCCGATGCCCGTGGTGAAGGCGATGCCGCCCTCAATCGTGAACGTGACCGAATTGTTTGGCGGCAGCGCAATGGTGCGAACCACGCCCGTCCCGGCAGTTGGCGCCGTCGTTTGGTTGTGCAGCTTCACATACCGATATGCCGCGTTCGTGTTGGCCAAGCACCAGCCTATTACACGGCCCGGACTTGCCTTGACTACCGTGGCATTGGTGGACGCCGCCGATACGATATGGGCGCCAGACGCGGCGCCGGTAGCATTGGCGCGGTATTGCTGGCCCACATCACCGATGGCTGCCGTGCCTGCCACAAGCGCGGGCTGCGTAAAGGTTACGGTCGCCGTGCCTTGCACGGCCACCGGAAGCGGTGCCGCCGCGCCAGTTGGGCGCACCCCCGCGATGTAGGCCGGGACGTTGGCGTTGTCCTCAATGCTCAGGAAGCCAATCGTCCAAGTCGTGCTTGATGCTGGAGCCGTGGTGCCATTCTGCGCCCAGATATAGAGATACAATTCCACGTCATCATCTGGAATGTTTTCAATTCGGCTGGCGCGTGTGGTGACGGTCGGCGTCGCGGCTGATGCAACCAGCGCGTCAGACCAATAAATATTGCGCCCATCTGCCGCCACGTTCATCACATGGCCGGGCGCGCCGGTTGAGTTTTGAGATGTCACGGTATCGCCGCTGTTCCATCCCCGCCGTTGCGCGTCCACGTTTGCAGCGGTTGCGGACGTGCCGGTGTAAAGCGTGCGAATATAATTCCACCCAAACAAGTCCACCGTACAAGACCCGGAAGCAGGCCAGCCCGCGACGGTAAAGGTGATCGTATCCACGCTTGGGATCGAGGCGATGGCATAGCGCCCTGGCACACCCGCCGCGCCATTGATGGCGCCGACGAACATAAACTGCCCGATATTCGTAGCTGTGAAGCCGTGCGCCGTCTTGGTGACAGTGATGGATGTGGCGCTGTTGATTGTGCAGGCCAAGCCCTCGCCAACAATATCCGCCAGCATAACATGGAAATTATTATTGACGATGCGCCCTGAAAGGATTGTCTTGTGGCGCTGGATGAAAGCGCCTCGGAAGCTCGCAACTGACCGCGCCAGAAACTCGCTGTTCGCCGTGGTGCCTGCCGCAACCACAAGGTTACTCGACGACTGCGAAACCGTGATGCCGGTGCCTAAGCGCCGCTGCGTCAATTCCGAGGCCAGCAAGCCAGAACCAGACGCGGCAAAGCCGACGCTCCAAATATCTGCCGGCGCCTGCCGCACCACCGCGCCACGGTCTCCGTAAAGGGGGTGCGTAGTCCGCACGTCTGGAAGGTTGGCGTCAGTTACGGGTAAAGGGTTGGCTGCGTCCACATCTGTAATTGTCTTGGCGTCGTCCGAGCCCGCAAAGGTGGCAAGCCCGACGACCTGCGCTTTAACCGCATCGCCCGAATAAGTGACGCCGCGCGAAGCCACAAGCGCCCCGGTCCCTGGCGTATAGCCTACATTATCGGTCATGGCGCCCCGCCCCTCAAGCCGCGTGTGTTATAGTCGCTGAAGTAACCTGCACCGGGTCACTTGACGCAACTGTGGTCGTGTTGACGATAACGTCCGCGCCGGAAGTCCCGACCGTTAGCCCGGTGACAATATCTGTCCCGCCCGTAGCCGTCCGAATACGCGCGGCGGCCGCGGTGCCGGCGGCGGAAGCCGTGGTGTTTTTCGGGAACCCGCTGAACGTCAAAACACCCCCGGACGTTATCCCCGCGGGGTTGTCGAACGACACCGAAAACAGCACAGAAGCCATGCCGGCGGTGCCTACCTCCAAAACGCCTGTGGCGCCAATCTGCGTAACAACGGCGTCAAGACGGGCGTTTTTAACGGCAGTAGTGTAAACGACGGCCATCTTATCGAACCTTTCGTTCTACGCCAAAAACCGCAATTTATAGAGCGTGGTGTAGTAAAGGCCCGTGATTTCATCAATTACGTTCTGTATCGCGGTGCAATCCTTGTCCACGACGTCATACCGCAGTTTTTCAAGTTTTTCGACTTGATCTTGGAAAAACTCAACGACGTTGTTGGTTTTTTCGGCGGACATTAATGCGATAGGGCCAATGAGGCCGTATTTGCCTTGGTACATCTCGGCAAACTTATCGGCCAAGCCGACAATTTCATCGTAAAACCCGTTCAACGCAACATGTTTGGTGTATGACCGGGTGTTAAGGTGCGCCGAATGAGCCACGTCGCGCGCCAGGAACAAAAGACCGACAAATTGGTCGCATCTGCTCATTGCATGATCCCCTGCGGCGGCATTTCAGGTTCGGCAACGGGCATTTCCCGGCCTAAATTGGCGTTTTGCCCTACCAAGTCGCCCGTATCTAGCGCCGCGGCGATGGTACCCATGACAATATCCTGAATTTGCTCAGGTGTCATGCCTGCCTGGACCGCGGAAATGCGCTTGGTTTCGGCGTCGTAGGCCTTGATCTGCACTTCCTGCGCCTCGACGGACTGCTCGACGCGCTGCAACATGCCGACCACTTGGTTTAACTCCTGGGTCAAGGCTTCCATCTGCATCTTGGCCGCCTGCATCTCTGGCGATTGGTCCTCGCCTTCCATAACCTTCGGGTCAATGATCTTGGCAAACCGCTTAGCCATTTCCTGCGCGCCTGGCCAATCCATGTTTTTGACAAACAGGTCGCCGGCGACGGACCAAAGCTGCGGGTTGGATTGCAAGAGCATAGACATGGCGTCTAGGGCTTCCTGGCGCTTGGTCATGTACCCTGGGCCGGTAGTGACGCACACGTCGTACACGCCGACCGATGGGTTGTATATCTTGCCAATAAGCAGCCCGTTCGCGTCCCGCATCTCTTTGACAGGCTCGGGCTGCTGCGGGTTAAGCTGGACCATGCCAACCTCGCCGTCCAGCCCCACGATGCGCGCCACGCGCTCCGTATCGTAAATTTTGGGGATCAGGTCCACCAATTGCCGCGCGACGTACCGCACCGCGCGGGCGAGGTTGTCAACGTAGTGATACGTCCCGGTGTCGCCCTGCTTCTCGCGCGCCAGGATAGCCCGGCCCGACCGCTCGTTGCTTTGCTGGCCCAAGCTGCTGTCGTACTGACCGGTGGTGCTTTTAATGTCGTCGGAAGCCCCTAGTTTAGCCTGTAGCAAGCCCGAGGACGCCATCGGCGGCGGCGCGCGGGCCGGCAGGGGCAGCGGAGCCCCGGCGCCGTCTGTGACGTCGGGATTGACCTCTAGATAGGGCCAATTATTCGTGTTGGCCGTCTTCCACTTGTCTTCGTAACCCTCAAACTGCCCGCCGTAGCCGATAAACGGCGCCTTGGGAGCCAAGGCCAGCATTTCGGCTTCCTGGCTGACCCAATAGTTGTACATGCGCTGCGCGTCTTTGGCGTTGCGGACCAGCCCCGACACAAACAGGCGCCCGTCAACCTCAAACTCGTTGCCGACCACGCGCACCACGGGGATATGCTTACCGGCCCACTCGCGTTCTTCCAGCACTTCCGCCCCGTTGGTTTTGACCCACATGACCTTTTTGCGGTCCATCGTGCGGGTGCGAAGCGGCTTGCCAAACAGAGCCTTCAGTTGCTTGTCCTGGGCGGTCCCCTCGAACGCGGTCACGTTGTCGGGGTACAGGTTGAGCGTCGCGCGCTGCCGGGCGATGTAGAAATACTCGGCAATTCGAACCCGGTCCTCAGTCAACCACATGGCCATGCTTTGATCGCCAACGCCTTGCGTCATCAAGCTAGACACGGGCGATGCGTTGGGAAACTCGCGCTCATACTCCGACTTGAGCATGTCCTGAGTGATGAAGCAGTATTCGGCGTCAGAGCCGCAAGGGTCTTGGATAGCAGGGTCCATATAGACCGAAAATGAGTTGCGAATACGCCCGATCTTAATGTCTTGGTCGAAGCTGTCCTCGCGGGCGTATTCCGTCAAAATGCGGATATAGCCCTCACCGTAAGTGACTTGGTTGTCGCAGGCGGTGTCATACGCAACGTCGGCGTCCGAGATGTACTCAATGTGCCGGATCATGCCGTCAAAAATCTCGGCGACCTGAATGTCGGCCTTGTCGTCGGCGGGAATTACCTTGCCTGAAGGCCGGTTTTGCCGCTGCTCGTTCGTCACCTGGCGCACATGCTGCGGCAGCTTATTGATGGTTAAACAGGGTCGGGCGTTGATCGTCTGGCCCTGGATAGACCCGCGTGTGGCCAGCACGTCCGCCGGCCATTGCCATTGGTTATCCGGCGACCCGGCCATAAACCGCAAATCGTCAATCTCGTCCTCGCGGCTGTCCGACAACGCCGAGAGGGCCACTTGAAAGCGCCGGCGCATCAGCGCCAGCATATCGCGGCTGTCGTTGTCCGCGACGCGGCCGGCGGACGTTACATCATTGGCCGCCATTACTTGCCCTTTTTCCCGGCTGCTGAGCGTTGGGTAGAATACGCGATGGCAACCGCCTGTTTGGCAGGTTTACCCGCGGCAATTTCAGCCTTCACGTTCTTGCGAAAGGCGTCTTTTGACGCGGATTTGACCAGAGGCATGTCATTTACCCTTTTTGGTGGGTTTGGCCGTCTTAGCAGATTCCCGGAACGCCGCCGCGGTGGGGGCGCCTTTGGCGCCCGGTTTCCGCATTTTTTCGCCTGAGCCGGCCTCAATGCGCGCTTTTTTAGCGTGAATGTTGGCGTATAGGCCCGGTTTTGCCATGTTACTGACCGTGGATAGTAGAAAAGTTCAGCACCACGGCTTCAGCCAACGCGCCGCCGGTCAAATTCCGCAGCGCAATCACGCAAGACCCCGCCGCGAGGCTGGTCACATACGCGATATACGCGCCGGCGGTGGCGCCGCTGCTGACGTGAAGAACCAAAACGTCATTGGCCCCGATCAGGCTGTTTGTCAGGGTAAACGTAACGGCGGTATTGCCCGCCAGCGACGCCGCGTTCATGGTGATGCGGCCCATGGAGCGGTTCAACGTGACGCCGGTACTTTTGTCCGTCAACTGCGTGACCGTGCCTTGCGCCGCGGTGGTGTAGCCCAGCAATTCGGACGCAAACACGCTGGTGCCTGACACTCGCACCGCGTTTACGTCGTCGGCGCCGGTAATGTCTTGGTCGCTGTACGCAACCCCGATTGGTTTGGTATTGCCCATGATTACG